ACATGACACCGTAGCCCTACATTTTGAATGTCCAATCTTTGGAGGAATGCGGGAAACCGATGAAATATATTGTTTTAATTGCGAGGTGGTAGTATGAAAGTACGCAAAGAAGTATCACTGACTGTTGACACCGCACACATAGCAAATGAAATGAATAACTTTAGCCAATGGGTTAGAATTGGTCTTAGAGCACACAAGGATAAGATGTCTTTGGGAACAGAAGTAAGAAACAGAATCAAATGGGCGCAATGCGCTCAATACCTTGCTTCTTACATCTGCGATTACCCAGAGTTATCGAGGGGTATGGAACAACATGATGTTATTAATATGGCAATGAACCACGCTCAGAAACAAATGTCTCTAGAGGATTTTGAATGAGTTGCAAGATTTGCAATGATTTAACCCATTGGGAAACACCAATGTGTCCATGTGTGGAGGAAGAAGAATGAAAATAAGAGTTTACAGAATTATTTGTTTGAAGCGTTCTTCTTTTGCTAAAAAAGACGATGATACCTTCATTACGGATTGGTATAATGGTTCAAAGATAGTTTGGTGGAAAAAAGATTGCGCAGGATATACAGACCAATGCCACGAAGCAGGTTTGTATTATGCAAAAGACCTACATCATTGCGCTGGTTCTTTTGGCGATTGGTTGTTAGAGCCCACATGGATTCAGGTGGAATAATGAAAATTAAATGTCCATTTTGTACTTTTACAATTAATCATATTCCAGCAGGTCACAAAGAGGTATTAATCAAAGCAGATATGCTTCGATACCATTTGGAATATGAATGTCCAATTCATAATGTTCATTATGTAAAAGACTACAACATTCCATGAACATCTAATCCAAAAGAAGCAGCAAGCGCAATCACTACAAGTTTGATTGTTTTTGCCATTCCACGCATTTCAAGAACTGCTTGTTCCATCATGAGCATACGTTCTTCAACTTTTGAGATGCGTTCATTCTGAACTTGGTCGCTTTCATTCAGAGGCATAGAACATTCCCATTATCTGCGTGCTTAATTGGAGGCCATTGGTCACGAACAGGACCAGAAACAACACCGGCATTGAGATGCATTCGCAGCCAATCGGGTCTGCGGTCTCCAAATGCAGCATCATACGCACTCATTTGTCGAGCATCTGCAACCGCTTGACGGATTCCCGGTGTTGATGTCATTGCCTCCGCATCTCTGGTATTAATTGGCAAGAAATATGAGTTAGCAGCAATGGGCGTTATCATGTGTTCAGGGCGAATACCACCAAATCTCCACATTGGAAAAACATTCCCTCGTAGAACATTTTGACTTACCATGTGCCCATTTGACATAACCAAAGCGCACATTGCATCATGAGATTCAGCCATAACGCCTATTCCATGAGTAAGAGTACTCACGTTTTTATCTTGAACAACTAGCATAAACGATAGTGCAAGATTGTAAAATGTTGTATTGGCATTGCCTGAAATGTGAATTGTGACATAGATGTGGTCAGAATAAAATACTAATTTTTGGTTTGCTGCTATTTGAGCACTTGGAAATTGTTCATAGGTAATTGGCCTAGAACCAGCCGTCATAGGGTTTCCTGAATTCAAAGTACCATTTATTTTGAATAGTACTGAATTATCACCGGCTGATACAAGTCGCCCCGGGGAGGGATATTGATCTGTCACTATCATGTCTGTTGGAATCGACGGATATGGGGAAAGCACTACTTCAATGGGGCTTGCATCGGCAATAGTATTAACGAAAGCATCTGCATAAAAATCCGTTTGGACTAATGTGTGGGCCATTCCTTCTTGGAGATTGATTCTTTTTGTAATGTAGCAAGAACCATTTGAATCGGTAGAAAATGTTTCCAATTCAACAGTTTCTTTAATTACTTTCAATACCATCACTTACACATCCTATGGGCTGCCTTAACGGCCGCTTTAAATCCGCCTTTCTTCCAAGTACCATTTGCTTTCATATGCTTAGGCTTTACTTTAGCAAAGGCTTTCTTATATTTTCGTTGATAGGCAGTAGTTTTTTTCTTTTTAGCCATTGGTGCAACGGTCACAGCCTCAAGAGCCTCGGTTTGTGCAACACCTTCTTCAAAGTCTTGAACATTACCGCCAGTAGGAACGATTGTTTCACCTGCTCGTATGTAAATCTGCATTGAAGGAGTTCCATTAAGCAAATGAGATTCATGCGCTGGAATCGCAATCATCGGCAGTGGAATGGTAATGAAATCATCTGCAAGTCGGTTAAGTGGGTCAAGCATGATGAGACCAGCAGCCCCCAACATTGCAACGTCACGAATTTTCTTAGGCTTACCTTTTAGCGGTATTCCGCCTACGTCGCTTTCAAAGAGGCGTTCTAGAGCCTCTGCTTTAGTTCGCTTTCGCCCCAACTAACTCACCTCAGAGGTCTTGCGCCTGAGTGAGCATTTGAGTCAAGTCTTTTTGTGTAATTTTCTTAGGCTCTGCAATTAGCATCACATCAAGTTCAGCAGTAGTATCAACCAACTGTAGATTTTTACAATCATCAAGTGAAATTCCAATTAGAAGGTCAGTGACAACATCGTATCCTTCAGGGTGAAGATCTGGCGTTCCAAACATGTGTTCATAGGTGTTAATAGCCAAAAACGCCCCCGGTGCTACATCAGCAACAGCAGTACTTTGCTTTTCAAAAACACAAAGTACGTTTGGTGAAGCAATTCCTACATCTTCAGGAAGTTCGTATGCGGTTGTTGTCGCAAAAATTTTCAATCGTGCGTCATAAATTGTTCCCGAAAGTCCAGATGGAGTAAGATTATTCATAATATCAGGCCATATACCCACACCTGAAGCACTTGTTCTCCTTAATTGAAATCGAATTTCTTTGATTGCAAGTCCTTTGTTTTCAACAATTGATACATAGTCTGATAAATCAATTCGTCCATAAACTAAGGTTGTATCCCCATTAGCATTAATATCAAATTGAAGTCGGTCTCTCAAAATTACGTCGTTTGCGCCTTTTGCCATACCCAATCGTAGAGGTGAAGGTGTATAAAGTAAACTGGTGCAAAAATTACATCGCTTTAGTGTCCTCAATCCCATCTCCGCGAGCGTAGCGAGCCCAAAAGCACGCCACCATTCTCCCCGTCCACCACCCCAATGGTACAGCCCCCCCTATTTAGTCGGTTCTGCGGTTTTGACTTGTCAAACTCAAAATTTCTACCCGTCCGTACGGGTTAATATAGTAGTGATTCATACGATAGAACATGGCGAACAAATGCCCCTCATGCGAACATGACACCGTAGCCCTACATTTTGAATGTCCAATCTTTGGAGGAATGCGGGAAACCGATGAAATATATTGTTTTAATTG